ATGATGCTCATGACCCCGTCAACGGGCCGCTTGGAAATGCTCCGCCGCGAAGGCAAGGAATTGACTCACCAGGCGCACCTTCTCCGCAGTGAATGCGAGGTCTCCCGCACGCAGTTGGCCCACTCGTGCGCCGAACTTAGGGAGATGGTCGAAAAAGCTAAGACCCGTAGTGGCGCCATATTGGAACGCTATGAAAGACACGAATAGAGCCGGCCGCCCCTTATCCCGGCGCTTGTGTCGGCTGGATGATTACGGGCGAACGGGACTTGTTGATAAGAAAACCGGCGGTTAGCCAAAAGCCGACAGTCATAAAGAACAGGACCGCAAAGGCTACGAACAAAACTCGCATGCGGCGGAATATACCACGCCGGAAACGAAAAAGCCCGCCACCTTTCAGTAGCGGGCTTTCCAAAACTGCAATTCACTTGACTAATCGATAGTCCCGGATGAGCTGGGCGCCGCCGTCACTGACGACAGTCGCTCACGCTTCGTGAAAACGGGCTTCTGATAGATCTTCTTCATCGACATTCCCCTTTGCCAATCCGCAATGTGTCACTCTTTGCCTGCGGACGGGCAGCGTGTCAATCGAGCGACAAGAAGCCCGCCACCTTGCGGCAGCGCTTAGCGACTGCTGCCATTTGTTGCCTCCTAGCGGCCGAGCGGTAGCCGGGAGAGCGACACCAGTTCGGACTCATCGGTCACGCCGGCCATGAAGTTCGCAATGATCCGGGATGCGATGGCGTCGCGGGCATCCGTCGACTGGCCATCAAGCTTCAGTTGCTCGAAGACACGGCCCAACAGCGCCAGTTCCGATGGCTGCAAGACACCGGCTTCAGTCGCTTTCCGTCGAATTGGCATTGATCGTACCTCCCCGAAGGTCCGGGTAGAATGCCGCAGAGTCCCTCTAAACGCAAAACCCCGCCGACTGGGGGTCGGCGGAGCCTTGTCGGCGCTCAGGTGCCCGTTGAGGGTCGGGCATGTCAAAACCGCTCCACGGCCAGGATCGTTCCCCTCTGAAACAAAAAAGCCCGCCNCCTCGCGGCAGCGGGCTGGTTTGAAGTGTCGCTAGGGATCACCCAGCGGTACTAAAGTACACCCGCCTCGCCAAAAGGCAAATGTTAGATAAGGCTAATGGATGATTCGGATCCTGGGGGCCTAGCCGTGTCATATCAAATCCGAGAGTATCTTGCCGGCCAGGTGATTGCGGAATACCGCACAGAGGCTCCGACATCCTATCGTGCCGCCGAACAGGCTACGAAAAGGGTCGTGACGCTCCACCGATCTGGAAACTACTTCTTGGAGGTGACCGACGAGAGCAACGGGAGAGTGTTCGCCTACCAGTACGCCGACTTGCTTTACTGAGAAGGTTCGCCACCGTTCGACGCTGTTGGGTGTTGCTGATTGAGCAGTGTGGACAGTGCCGTAATGATCTGGGGAGGGAAGAACGGCTTGACGATCATCACGCTGTCTGGGACGCCTTCAGAGCCCCATGAAATCACACCATCGCCGCTGATGTAGACCACAGGCAGGGTTGGGTTGCTTCGCCTTGCATGCCTGGCTACTTCCCAGCCAGTTTGTCCAGAGCCGAGACGGATGTCCGTAAGGAGGCCGGCGAACTTGTTCGGATCCTCATCAAACGCCTTTACGGCGGCTTCGGCACTCGACACTCCTACAACGAGAAAGCCAGCGTCCTGCAAAGCTGTTTCAAGGTCGAGCAGGATCAAGAGTTCGTCTTCGACGACCAGAATAGCCATTTCGCTCATGAAGCACCCCTCTCGGCAGCGCCTTTAACGGAGCGAGTGAGCTTTAGTTCCATCCGTGGCACAGCGGAGAACAGTCAGCGGTTCCAACGCCGATAAATGTTGTCGTGCGGGCCGACATCGACCACGGCATATAAATCTTCAGCGTCCTTGCGTAGAATGACCCGGTCACCCTTATGTGGGTCGATAATGTAGTACCCAGGCGCCCCGACAAGTGAACGGAAATCAAGGCTGGGTAATGCCGGCTCTGTCATGAACTTCTGAAGTGCTCTGGCGACGGCACGTTGCCGGTCGGGAGGCAGGCGCTTAAGCTCCCGCTCAAACGTCTTCTCGACCGTTATCCTCATTCGGCGGCGACTGACAGAAGGTACTTTTCTAGCTCGTCCGGGTTATCGAAGGTTGGACCGCCTCGAGACTCTGGATCTAGCTCGGCGCGGTGCGCCCGCATGAACAGTGCGTAGTCCAGGCGTGCGGCGACAGTTCTTTGCAAATAAGCAAGCAGCCGATCGTCAACCTCTTTAAGCACGCGGCCGGCGGTCGCCGACATCCGCGCTGCGGCCTTTTGATCGCGCTTGAATGACTTCTGCATGCGCGCAATGTCTTTGGCCTCCGACAGGGCATTGGCCTCGTACGCATCGATGAAAGTGCCGATTATCTGTGCGCCGACCTCCGATTCCTCGCCTGCTCGGAACCCATTCCAAAGATTACGCTTCACCGCCACTCCCTCGACAATCCAAGCGTCAAGGTCCGCTTCGAGTTGGGCAATTTGTGCCAGAGATTCCGAACGAAACTTTATCCCGTCCGCTTCGAATGCAGACACGGGGGCGCGCAGAGCAGCCGTAGGCTTCCACAGCATGTGTCGAATTACGTCCCCAAAATCCTGGGTAGCAGCGATAGCGGTCATGAACGATAATATAGACGATGAGTGGTGAGTAGTCACGGCCGGGCAGATCATGAGCCAGCCAGCGTCTTCCGACGCAGGTCGTCAAGCTCCCGCTTCATGTCTTGGATCACGTCGCGTGTTCCATAGACAGAGCCAAAATCCTGCCGAAGTTCGTCTAGCCGGCGGTTGAAGTCGGCGGCTTGCTGATCATAGGCGCGGTTGCGTTCCATCCATTCGTTGCGGTCGACCGTGCTGGTTCGCAACTCGACGACAGCAGCCTCCATGCGGTTGCGATCCTCGATGCCGCGCTGGGCTCGCCAGTCCATTTCTTGCCTTGTGACCGTGTTGGCGGCGAGGCTCTGAATTGCCTTGCTCGTCTCGCTGGTGAGGCTCTGAATAAGACGGCTGGTCTCGATGTCCTGTGCCTTCAGGTCGTTCGTGCTTTCCCGAATCGGCCAATAGACGAGCCCGCCCAAAACAACGACCACCGACACCATGACACCCAGCGCCTGCCATTGCGGTCGGCTTCGTTCGGCGATCGAGGTGTTGAGCGTGGTGAAACGCTCATCCATTTTCGTCAAGAGCGAGCTAACCGACGCGTTTACGCTGGTGAACTGCTGGTTCACCTCACGACGGAAGTCGACGAAGCCGCTTTCCAGATTGGCCGTACGCTGTGACAGGACGCCGACCCTTGTATGGGTGTCCTCCTGCACTTGATTGTTGCCGTTTGCCATGTCGTCGCTCACCATCTGCCCCGAAGCCCTATAAACGCACTGCTATTGAGTTCAGATGCGGCCGAGCAGCATCAAGATCAGGACGGTGGCGAGCACCAGGGCGACAGCGCCACCGGGGGCCGGTCCCCAAGTCGCGGAATAGGGCCAAGTCGGTAGGGCGCCGACCAGTACGAGGATCAGGATGATGATCAGGATTGTTGCGATAGACATTGCACTGTTCTCCTACTGAAGTTCGGCCCGGCGCGCGGCGCTGGCCTTGGTGTGGCGGTCGCACTCGGCGGCCGTGTAGAGCTTGACGGCGCACCCCGGCGCCATCGTGCGGTCGATCTTGTTCTGATCCTCGACTGTCTTGCCCTTGGCCCCGGCGAGGCTGTTACCGACCGCCGCCCGGAGGGCTGGAACACCGTTCACGCCGGAAGTCCCACAGCCCGCCAGCAGAATTGCAGTCGTCAAAATTCCGGCTGGCATCAATGCCTTTGCGGATCGCATCCTGATTGTCCTTCTCGATCTTGGCGCGGACCTCGTCGGCGCCCTTTTGTTTGGCGAATTCGTAGACCCCGAGCGCCGCGCCCGAGGCGATCAAGGCGATGGCCGCCCAGCCGATGACGCCGCCGACCAGGCGCGAGACGCCAAGCCGGTCGACAAGAAAGGTGATGAGCAAGCTCATTGGCCGAGCCACCAAAAGAAGATGATGCCTTCGACCGCGCCGAGCCCTACAGCGCCGGCCGCAGCGCCCAGCAGGAAGGCGATCAAGGGCTTCATGGGCGCGCTCATGCCGGCACCGTTCCCAGCGCTTCAGCAAGGCGCTTTGCTTTGCGATTGGCGTACCAGCGATAGCCAAGCCCACCAATGGCTAGCACCGCGCTTGCGAGCGCCACGACCACAACCACCTTGCCGATCCACTCGCTCGTGTAGGACAACGGCGAAAGCTGGTTCTGCAGATCGTAGAGGTAGCCAGACAGACCGAGGCCGCCGGTGCCAGCGCCTGTTGCCAAGTCGGCCGGCGCGGTCGAAGGTGCAGCATTGGCGTCCTCGACAACGGCTTTTGCCTGGCCGCCGTCGACAAAGTTGGCCGCCTGCGGTATCTCGCCCGTCGCCCAAGCCTTACCGATCGCCCGGACCTCGGCAACACGTGCCGTCCAGCCCTTGCCAAATGTCGGGAACGTCCCGAGGTGGCGCAGGAAGTTCATTCGTGCATCGCAGATCCGGTCAATCAGCGCGTCATTGTTGTTGATCGCTTTCACCGCGGCAATCGTGCCCATGCCCATGACGCCGTCGATACGTCCGGTGTAGACAGGCCGTAACGCCTGCTGAAGCCACATGATCGAGCGGCCGGGACCGGAGTTCACGCCGCCGTCAAAGACGACATAGTCGACGCCGTCGGGCAGCAGATCGCCTTTCACGGCATCCCAATACTGCTTGTCGTAAATGTCGTTCAGTTCGTCCGTGGTCAGGCTCTTGACGGATCGGACCGCCAGACCTTTGCCCCGACGATAGGCGTCATAGACCCGCTGGGTCACCCCTTTCATCGTAGGGCCACCGGGATCCTTTTTGTTGTTCGAATAGCCGCCTTCGTGCGCAAGCACGCGGGCAAGCGATTCCTTTTCACGGGAAATTGCCATGGCAGTTCCTTTCAGTTTTAGAATTGGCTAATGATCTGGATGGGTGCGGGGATTTGGGCAGATGAAAAGCTTCAAGGTCGAGGCGATGCACGGCGACAAGGCGATCAGCAGCGCCTTAGTCGAAGCGCAAAGCCATGTTCATGCCTTGGTGAAATCCATCCGGAAGCCACTCAAACCAGGTCGCACGCCGGGCAAGCCGTGGATCCGCGTCACGGATTTGGCAAACCTCAAAGCTAGTGAGTTTCAGAAGGTGGATTAGAGATCTGCCGCAGCAGCGAAGAACTGGTCAACTTGTTCTTCGGTGAAGCCGAGCGCGGCGAAGCCAGCCGCCATCATCGGTTCCGAACGCACGAAGGTGCTGCTGTATTGGAACGAGTCCTGCACAAGGGGATTTTGCGCGGCGACCCATCCTGTCACCGCGGCAAGCAGCCCGGATTTCCGAAGCTGCATGCGGAACTGCCGAGCGGAAACCCTGTCAGGCGGGGGGATAGGCTGGGGTATCGGCGGCGAGAAGCCTTGCCCGTCAAACAGGTAGCCTGGGCATACCTCATCGGGAGCTTCAACGAACCCTTCTGGCTCCGCGCCGGACCTGTCCGATTGGAGGACAACGCCATCTCCGACAAGCACGAAATTGGTCATTACGACCTCCAAAATTTGAGGCGGGAGTAAATTTCGATGTTGCCAAACGCAGCAGCGTCACCAAAGCCGTCGCCGCCTCGGCTGACCCCGACCCGATGCTCCAGTCGGTAGACATGCGCAGCAACAACCGGCGCCCCGCCATAGCTGGTGGACTTGGCCGAATCGTCCGCGTTCCCGCTGGCGCCATACCCAGCAACAGTGCCGCTGGTGACATCGAAGAGGCGCGTCTGATGGTTGTTGTTGTCGTCTTGGCAAGCTGGAGCAACCCATTCACACCAGCCAGACACGCTAACGGTAAAGTTGGGGTCGGCTAGCGTGACGAGGTTCTGCGGGTCCCGCACCTTTGTATTGAGCGTGCGGATGAGCCAGGAACCGGCTGTAGCCGTCCCACCATCCACTCCCGACGCTTTCTGATCTTCGATGACTACATCAGGAACGCCATTGCCGCCGCCCCATTCTGGAGCGGTCGCGCCGGCATTCATGCGCAACGTCTGGCCGGCCGCTCCTTTTGCAAGCCTGGCTGGCAGCTTGGCACCGGACAGGTAAAGGATATCGCCGGCTGCGGTCGAGGCCGGGATCGGCACGAATATCTGGGTTGCCGCTCCATCGCCAACGGCAATCACGTTGTCGTCGGTGTCCCACTGAATTCGGCCTTCCGCCGTCGGCGTGGGCGCTGCGCTCTGTTCCAGCGTCAGAGCTGGTTGCGTCAGCGTGTTGCTTACGGCAACGCCACTCGCGCGCTGATAGTCCCGAATGCGCCAGTTGCCGCCCCCAAGCGATTGCGCCATGGCCGTGTCGCCGGCCGCCGTGACGATGTTGGCGGCACCAGGCAGGATCAGGCTGGTGGCATTGTGGGTGAGCGTCGAGCCTCCGGCAAATGTCAGAAACCGCAGAACGCCGGATGGGACCGTTCCGAAGGCGGTAATCGTCGCCGTGCCGGTGATGGCGACGGAAACACCGGTTGCCGTCGCAAGGTCGGTGGTTGCGGCCGACGCGATGTTGCCGCCGACAGCATTGAGTTTGTCCAATGCGCCGACGGCCGTGTTGGCACCGGTACCGCCAGCCGGGACCGGTCGTGCAGCATTCAGGTCGGACAGCAGGTCCGCACGGAAAGCATTGTACTTCCCGGAATCAATGGGCGTGTTGGGAATCGCGTTGCCATTGGCCGGCCACGACATAATTCCAGAGCCGTCACGGGGCATTGGCATTCTCCATGGCAAAGCGCCCGCTCGACTCATCGGGCGCGGCGCGTCATGATCAGGGTTTGGGGATGGGGAGCGGTTCGTGGACGTTAAACGAGCACCGAAATTCGTCACACTGGCCAGCAGTCGCGCCAACGTTGAAAATCGGACAGTTGAATTGCTTTTCGGCAGCGTGGACGGTGGCGCTTACGCGGTCGAGTTAGCACCCACGTGATCACGCCGATGCTTGTGACCATAATTGGCCATGCCACAGACCTTCTTGCCAGCCTCCCTGAAGGTCAGACACTTCCGACCCAGGCGCTGGTGGCGACGAAGGTTGAGATTGCGATGAACCCTCATGGGGATCTTGCTTGGAAGATGACGCTGAAATCTGGATTGGAATTGGTTTACGAAATACCCAAGGACGAGTTCCGGGCGCTGGATGCCACAATTGCGGCGATGCGTGAGTTGATGGATCGCAAGACGCACTGACGACATCTTCCGTTTTCATCCGACTTCTCCTATGTTCGCTGCCCATGCAGCAGATCGACCACAATCCGAAAGAGAGCCGGCCGACCAACACCATTTGGTGGGTGTTGGTCGCGATCCTCGCTGTCAACTGGATCGGCTATTTGTACTTCAATGCTGCCGATGTCTGGGCCTTGGCCGTTGGTGGCGGTACCGGCTTGATCTTCGCTCTGTGGGCGATCGAGATCAGCGGTAACAAATGGCCGTTCTCACCGCCTGGCCGCCGTTGAAGATCCCAGATTGTTGAGGATCGATGCCACGACAGCGCGCCGGCCGGCCTTCGCCGACTGACTTTCGGCGCCAGCCGTCAAAGCCTGCCGCGCCATGCCGGGATCGGTCTGCATGAGCGCTTCGCCAACCTTCGAAAGCACGCTCGGCGGCAAGCCCTTGGCCTCATTCAGCGTCTTCGCCAGCGCTGCGGTAATCGTGCCCCAGGCATCGCCCCTCATGAGCCGCGCCATGACCTGCGGATCGAACTGAGCCATGTCGGCGGCGTCGGCCAGATTGTCGGCCGTCCGCGATCCACCGGTTGCAGCGTTGCGGGTTTCGAACATGGTCTTTTCGCGGCCGAGCTGGTTCCACAATCGCGGCCCGCGACCTGGTGCCGTTACGACAGGGAATTCCATTCCGGTTGCGTCGGAAATGAGAGGGCGCGACTTGTCGACGCCGACGGCGGCCGATTGAGCCTGCTCGATAAGTGGGTTTGCATAGCCGACGCGGAAGGCTGCCTGCTCTTCGGGTGTCATGGCGTTGTAAACGTCGATGGTGTCGGGCGCGCGGCCTCGCGTGGCAGCGGTCTTGCCGGCGCCAACCGCCTCGATACGGCGAGACGCGGCTGCATATGCGTCTCGCGCGGCGGCATAGGGCGGGGATGCATCGGCCAAAGCGTCGTCGAGGACGTTTTTAACCTGCGTTAGATAGTGGGCGCGATTGCCAGCACCTTGGTTTGTCGCCTTCTGGATCATGTCGTCGAGTTCGAACTTGACCCGGTGAACGCCGTTGAAATCGGTGAGGTTTGACCGCCCATCACTCAGCATCGAGCGGACCCGCGAAAGCGAGCCTTCAATACTGTCATTGGCGATCTGGTTGTTCGGACGGGCGATTGAATGGACACCAGGCGTCAAGGTTTCGTCGATCCTGGCCAGAGTGGGCGAGATGTCGACCGGCCCAGCATTCCTCCGCGCCTCCGCATAAGCGGCATTAGCGGCGGCGCCTCGGGCTCCGGTCAAGGTATCCACACGCTGTGCAGCCGTATCTGGCGCGTCGAAAGCCTCTGTCAGCGAATTGACGATCCGGCGGCCCTGTCCCGCCTGACGGGCGTTCAGCGCCTCGACGACGGGCTGGCGAGCCTCGTTCGGATTGCGCACGACAGTCGATAGCAGGCGCTGCCCAGACTGTCCCATAGCATCCGCGACAGTGAACACCGGCTGATTTTCGGCGCGGGCGTCGATCAGCGCTTGCGTGATGTCATCAACGGTCGAACCCGAGCGCTTCAGGCCCTCACCAAGCGCAGCATTCGCATAAGTGTCCGGTCGCAACCGGGCCATGATCGGCGCCACAACAGGTTTGACTAAGTTCGCCGCGCCAGACACAGCTAGAGGCGTTACGCCACCTGTCACCGTGCCTACGGCGGTGCCGAGGAGGCCCTTTTTGGCCCTATCCTCAAGCCCCTCTCCGCTACCAAAGCCGGTGATCCCGCCAAGGATTGACCCATCTGCCGCACCGCCCGCCGCGATGCGCAGCAGTGGCGCGCCGGCTTCAGCCGCACGAACACCGAACGACAGACCGCTTTTTGCCATGGCCGCGCCACCGGCAACGCCGGCCGCTCCCATGCCGGCGATGTACGATTTCGGATTGTCGTCATAGGCCTGCTGCTGATCGCCGCGAATGTCCTTCAGCGCCTGGTCGTATGTCGTGCCGCTACGGCCGGGAAGTTTCTCGATCGCAGAAACAAGGCCGGCCGCTGCTTCATCGCCGAACCCCATGCCGGCCATATCAGCGGCACCCATGCCGGCCGAGCCAAGCTTCCCATACTTATGCATTTCGCCAGTCTTGGGATCATAGCCGGGGACGCCAGGATCATAGGCCGGAACACCCGCCGGCTGGTTCGTCGCCGGGTCTACCTTCGGCGCCATACTGCCGGCGATTTCCTCGACGGTGGCGCTTTGCTGCTCGGGCGAAAGCTTCAAAAAGTCGTCTGAAACCGTCACCCGCTTTCCACCGATGTTGAGTATCGTCACTGCTCAATGCTCCAGTCGATGCCGGTGGAGGTCTTTTTCGAACCCGCTGGCGCTTCATCTTGAATATCGCCGCGATTGTTCTTGATCGCCTCGACCATCGTATGAATGCGGGCCAGCTTGTCGTCGATCGAGGGTTTCTTCTCGCCAACCCTCGGAATAAGGGTGGCAGACAGGTTCTCGACCTCGCCCGGTGTCGCCGTCGCGCCGGACACGCTGTAGAGGTAGGACGCAACGACGGTGCGAAGCGAGTTCGCGGCCTGCTGGTATTCCTGTGTCGTGGCATAGTCAGCGCCCACCGGAAGGTTTGACCAAAGCTGATTGCTCGGGTCTGACATCGCGCCGAAGGTCTGATCGATCCGCTCAACTTCGGGCTTCACGACGGTGTAAAGCTGCTGGTTGCGCTGCTGAGCCTCGTTAGGCGCCTTTTTGAGCGACTTCGGATCGGTCAGCGGAATCATGCCTGGCCGCGCTTGCGACTGCTGCTGCTGTGGCGATGCGGCAGGCGGCGCTACAGTGCCGGGAGCGGCCGGCGCGGTGATTGGCGCGGCCGGAGCCGGAACGCTCTGCGCAGGGCTCGCCTGTGGCACGGGCGACGGGGTGACAGGCTGGGCAGGGCCGCCGCCAGCAGCCTGACCAAACACGCCCTGCGGCGTCATGAAGATGATTTCTCCATTCGGTCCGGTGATAGTCTTGCCGGCGCCGACCTGAGCGGCTTGCTCTGGCGTCAGCTTGCCATTCTTGATCAACCAGTTGAGTGATTGGCCCTCAACGGACTTGCCGTCGAAGATGTCGCCGGACGTGGCGCCATTGATAGCCTTGGTCTCGCCCGAGGTGGGATCAAACAGCGTGTTGTCGTCCAGCTTCTGCCACTGCTTGGGTGGCGCCGCCAGCGACTTGCGCGCTGCTTGGATCTGGAGTTGCCGCAACGGGTCCTGTTCCTGCATCCGCTGCTGAAGCATCATGTTCGCCATGGCCTTCTGCTCGGGCGAAGCCCAAGGATCGGCGGCAACTTGCATTATCTGCTGAACCGACGGGCCGGCCTGTCCCGGCTGGATCGCGTCGGCGCTGCCACCAGCAATGACCGGCAAGTCATCTGTCTGCGGCTGTGCCTGGGCCTGCTGCTGGGGCGCCAAGGCCTGAGCGACCTTCTGGACGGCCGGAGAGACCGGCGCGGCCTGCTGGGGCTGCTGTGCGCTTGCAAGGGCTTGCACGACCGGAGACGGGGCCGCTGCGGCTGCTGGGGCCGGCTGATTGGCCGCGCTAAGAGCCTGCACGACGCCACCGGCGCCCGACAGAGGCGTTTTGTCCATCATGGTACCGAGGACGCGCTGGCCGGCTGGTGTTACAGCTTCAGGCCCGCCGACCTCGCCGGGTTGTGGCGCCGGTGCGGCTCCAGAGGGCGCAAGATCCTCGCCGGGGCGGTTCATCGCTTCCCACTGCTGCTGTGTCATGCCGTTCTGGGCATACTGGGGCGGCATGGGGCGCGCCGTGGCCGTCGTTACACCAGCGGAGGGATCGAGCGATGCGACCTGAACAGGCTGCTGTGCCTGCTCTGTGGCGGCGACCTGTGTGGCCTGGGCCGGCGTGGCCCCCGCGCCAAGCGCTCGCTGATAGGTGGCGACGAACCGATCGGTGTTGGTCCCCTGCTCAATGCCGCCCGGAAGACTGGTCCAGATCGGGCTCAACACTTGGCCGACTTGGGCGATGGCGTTCGGATCACCCGACTGCAGGACAGTATCGATGTCCTGTCCGGTCTTGGCCTTGTAGGTTTCTGCGGCAAGGTTCCATGCGGCCTTGTCCTGATTGATCGGGGAGAAGTCTGGCAAGCCGAGTTCCTTCGCCTGTTCATCCCAGGTCGAGCCAAGAAACTGGTATTTGCCCGCCGCCGACGACGTGCGCCCGGCATTCGGCCCGGTTTGGATGCGCACTGCCTGATTGGGATGGCGGGAGAAGTCATCGAACTTGCCGCCTCCATAGATGACGTCATACCGACCCCCGCTTTCGGGTCCGGAAATCGTGTTGAGCAATGCCTTCTGATAGGGCTTTGCATCGGTCCACGCGAGCTGATCACCGCCATAGTCCGCGGCTTCGCCGACTGAGGCTGACGAAGCAGCATCGCTTCCGGTCGCCGAGGGTGCGGCCGGGAAGGAGCCGGCATTGAGCAGATCGCCAAACGTCGATTTTGCCCCTGCCTGGCCGGCCTGCTCTGCCGTATCAGCGCGCCGGTTGAGCACGTTCATGACGATGCCGTCGCCAAGCGCGTTCAGGCCCTCGCCGAGGTTGCGCGGAGTGCGCGACGAAGACATGAGCGCTTCGACAACGGCGCGCTGCTTGGCAACGGATGCCGGCGTTTCCTTGCTGGCATCGAAGATGAAGGACAAGGCCATTGATCAGGCTCCCAGCGACAAAGCTTTGCCGTAATCGACCTGGCGATAGCCGTCCGGTCGGCGCGAGACAGCATCCGGGCGGACCTGTTCGACTTCGCTGGCCATGAGACCCAGACGCATCGGCGCGTCTTTCGCCTCGCCCTTGTAGTGGAATTTCCACAGGCCCATTTCCGGCGTGATGTCGGCAAGGCGTTCCTTGTCTTTCTTGGCATCGTCGTCGGACAGGCCGATCAGCTTGCTGCCGAGGCCGAACAGACCACCAATCAGGCTGTTGGACTGAGCCGCTTCCTGATTGTAGTTGTTCATTTTCTGCTGATAGTTCGTGTTGATCAGGCCGGCGACATCCGTGGTCGGAATGTTGCTCTGATTGTACCCAGCCGCCTGCGGGTTAGAGACCTGAGAGCCCGACAGCAGCGCCGTGATTTCGTTGATCGGCTGGTTTCGGATCGCCTGGGCTTCCGAGAATGCTTGCCCATGCCCAGTCAAGATCAGCTGGTTGAGAGCGTCATTCGCGTTCTGACCTTGCTGGGTCATGGCGCGGTCATAGGCCGGCGAGCCCTGCTTGATGCCCTGGTTGGAAAGCCTGGTCGACAGAGCGTCGGACTGCTGGGCAAGGATCGGGTCGAGGCGTTCGCGGCCGAGCTGCAGCAACCGCGCTTCTGTCGCATCATTCGAGCCGTCGAAGGGCTTGGCCATATAGTCGTTGAGGAACGACGACTGTGTATTGGCCAGCGTGCCGAGGTTCAGCTGCGCGGCGTCGGTCTGGCTCTTGATAGCCTTCTGGGCGTCGGAAAGCGTCGTCGTCGCGGTGAAGCGCGGGATGTTGTAGGACTGCCCCGTATAGGGGTCTTTCCACGTATAGCTGCCGGTCTGATCATAGTTGATCGTCCCGTCAGGCGTGACCTGATTGGCGTTGTTCAGATAGGAATTGGCGATGGCCGTGCCGACATTGGTGGATGTCGAGGCCGCCGAGGTTTCCTTGGGATCTGGCGGTTCAGGTGCTGAGGGTTTACCCATGGATTTTCCTCGTGAACTTGCTGTTTCGCCAGTCGTCGTCGGTCAGGGTGAAAACGAACCCGTCCTCGTCCCGGCCGCGCATGCGTTTGATGAGGTAAGGAGTGAAGCCGAAGGCCTTCGCGATCCGCACCATGCGCTCGTTCCTGGCCGACACCTGAAGAACGACCATCTGGCAACCGAGCTGGTCGAACGGATAGGAAAACATCATGTGACGGACGTTCGCCGCCAGCCATCGCGCCGTGATTGACGCGCTCGAAATCTGGATCAGGCCCGGTCCCGGTTGCCAGTCGTGAAACACCATGCCAGCGACGAGCTTGTCATCGTCATCGAGGACGCCGATCGCCTTGCACTTCCCGAATCCGGCTTCGCAGCCTGGCGTAAGGTCGACGACGAATTGCGCCACCGCCTCGTCATGCCCGAAGAGCAGTTTCAAACGACGACATCCCCGACTTCGTAGGTCATGTCGATCGCCACCAGTTCGGCGTCGGGCGTCGGTGTCACGCCGCAGGTGACCTGAAGCTGCCAAGCAATGGAGAAGCCGGATTGCCCGACGGAAGTCCACTTTGTCGAAACCGTCTTGGTGGTGCCGGCATCCCATAGCGCGACATCCCAAAGACCCGTGTCCCACTCGTCAAGCGTCACATCGTCGGCAACCGATGCCGGTGGCGACGGCAACGACACCTGATAGTTCGTCGAGACGGACAGCTTGGCCAGGAATTTGCGACTGGCCAGGAAGACCGTCCGCGCCATGTGGATGATCTTGTCTCGGGCCGGCGCCTTCAGGTGATCGAACAGGCCGACGGCGGTGGCGGTGTACGGCATGCCGTCATCATTGCCGCCGACCTCGCATTGCATAATCGTGCCGTCCGACGTGCCGAAATAGGCGCGGCCATCGTGCAGAGCCAGGCAGCGCGTATCCCAGCCGGTATAGTCGGACCATGCGCCAGTCTGGAGGTTGACCACGAAACATTTCTTGTCCTGGCCGCTGTCAGCCGGCAGCGAGACAATGCCCATGTTGAACAACGGCCATTTCAGGAATTCCCACGGCAGTTGGGTGCGCGAAGCGGCTTCAGCCCTCCAATCCGGTTCGATGTTGCGCGATACGCTGATCAGCGCCAGCGCGGCGCGGTCCTTCTGGATAGCCTGCGATATCGGAATGATTCCGTCGTCCATGGCAATGAGCAGTTCGCCACCGGCCTGCATCGTGGCGCGCGGCCCGCGTGGCGGCGACATGTCATAGCGACCGACGAGCGACCAGTTATTCGGGTCGCCTGGGTCTGATCCCTCGTACACCGCGACCTCGCCGCGATCCGAGAAGAAGACGCATTTGTCGTCGACACCGTCGCCGGCATCGAGCGACCAAGTGCCACCGAACAGAAGCGAGCCACCTTTCTGGAAAACACCGGCAAGGGAGAAATCAGCCGCGGTGCCGGCGATGGTGTCGACGGGCAGATACCAGGCGACCATCGTTCCCTTCTGCACGAAGAATTCGCGATTTCGATAGGTCCAGACAAACGACAGCTTATTGGTGAGGATGCCAACGCCGAGATTGGCCACCGTCGTCCATGTCGTGCCGTCGAACTGGCGCATGCTGTCGGTGCCGTTGACGGCGGAGAGATAGTCCCCACCAGCCGTCTCGTACTGGACATAGGAGAAATAGCCGCTGGTGAGGCCGGTCTGGACCGGTGCAGGCGGAATGGTCGGGCTTGCGGGCGCGGTGACATCGAAGATTTTCGAGCCGTCGCAGGCAAACATGAATTTTCCGGCCGAGGCGTCATAGGTCAGCATGCTGACAACCGGGATTGTGCCGATCGTCGCCTGTTTCTTGCTGCCGCCACGCAACCGGATACCGGTGCTGGTGACGAACCAGTTTTCGAGCACCTTGGCGCCTTGCGGTTTGGCCGCCGCAAGGTTTTCATTTGAAATCTTGCCACGGATCGGCGCCGGGAATGTCGTCGTGCTGTGATGCTGCTGCGCACCAGCCGCGACGGGCACGCGCCGGAAACCCGCCCTCATGGGACGATCACCCCAGGATAGGCAATATTGGCATCGATCGACGAGCGGCGGCGACCGACAGCGAGGATATTGGAACCCTTGTCAGCGCCAGCAGAGACCGCCAGCGCGTCCTCATAGGTCGCCATGTCTTCGGCGTAGGCGCGGCCCTTGTTGGCCTTCCACTGCCAGATCATGCCGAGCTTCAGCACGCGTTCATCGAGGCGGAAAACGTCATCGTCGGCGGTGAACGCGACCTTTGCGACCCCGTCCTTGTCCCTGATAATCTTGTTCGTGAGATAGTAGAATTGCGCGGTGGCGAGGTTGGGGATCGCCGGCTTGATCAGCACTTGCTCGCCGATCATCGTCCATGCGCCGACAAGGTTCTGGAAATTCTGCACCGTGATTCCAAGCCACTGGTCACTGTCGGGGTAATGCGTGAACGGCGCGTAAGGGCTTGCAGACGGCCATAGCGCGGCCTTTTTCAGCATCCGCTTGTAGTCGCCGGGAAGATCGAAGCTCTGGGCAGTGCCGTCCCCGGTCAGAGTGCCGAGCACCTTCAGCTTGGTCCAGTCCCGGCCGTCGAAAGCGATCCTCTGCGCCATCTCGTTAGCGAGCGATTTCAGTTCGACCAGTTCCCGGTCGCTCTGAGAAAAGACAGATGTCGGCACGGTCAACCCAATGACCGTGCAAGCATCCTGAATGACATCGAGGATCGCCATGATGGATCAGTCCACCATCGCCAGTTCCTTGGCCGCAGCGACCAAGGTTTCGTGGTTTGGGTTGCCGCGCGGACGACTGCCGGTTTCCTTGGCGATGTAGACCTTCAGGGCCTCGTCATCCATCGCCTCGATCTCTTCGACCGTCGGCGGGATGCCATGATCCTGCTCCTCCTCTTCGTCGTCGGGGTTGGGCTGCTCGTCGTCCTGCTGTTCGGGTTCATCGGCAGGGGCGGCCGCACCCTTCAGGGGCTTGCCGTTCTCCATGAACTCTTCGCGCAGCCGGCGTTCCTCGGCCAACTGCTGGCGAAGTGCCACGACTTCGGCGGCAAGGTTGGTGATATCGGCACTGCCGGCGGCGTTGTCGAGATAGGCCTGTGCCTGGTTCTTCAGTTCGCGGCCGCCCATGCCGAGCTGCTTCAGCGGGGTGCCATCGAGCGATGCCAGTTGCTCGACCGTATGGACGCCAAGGGCCTTCAGTTCGCGGCGCTTGCCTTCCTTCAGGAACGGCGCTTCGGAAAGCGGCGTGCCTGACAGCGGCTGCGCATTGCCATCTTTGAAGGCAAGATACTGCTTGTTGTAGAGCTGTGCATAGGTGACGACACTGCCGCCCGCTGCAATGCTCTCGCGGGTGGCGTTCGGCTCGGCATCGTGCGCCGGATAGGTCGCCTTCGTCTGGCGGTTCGCCGGGAACGAAAGGTCGCAGACTTCCATGTCGTGGAAGATTGGCCGGCCGGCTTTGCGGCTGGCATTTTCGTCGGGGATCACGTGGTTGCGGAATGTGACATTGACGGTGTTCTGGTTCGCGCTCATCGGCGGAAACTCCTGTCTGAGAGGGTGCAAAGAAAAACGGGAGCCGAAGCCCCCGTTTCAGTGTCGAGCTGTGTGGCTGGTTACGCGGCCAGACCATCGTCGGCGAACGGCCGATCGATCTCGAATTCGGCGAGACCGGCGGACGGCACACCGACCGCAGACGCGCCCTTGGCGTTCTTGACGCGGTCGCCTGCAACAACGGCATCGTCAACGCTGCCGGGTGTGGCTGTGGCGTAGACGTTGGCATTGTCGAGGAAGCCGGCCAGAGCCTTGCCGATGGCCTTGCCCTTGATCTGGTACCAGCCGAATTGCCCGTTGATATTCGCGGACATTGCGACGGCAACAGAGCCGATCATGTCCGGGCCGAGCAGCACCGTCGACCAGTCGTCGGGGTTGTAAACCACCCACGAACCGACGCCGGTGGCGGCAACGCCTGCCAGATAGATGAACTCGCCGACGCCATAGACGGGATCCTGCGCCCGGATGACATCGCCGAGCCAAGGGCCGGGAGTAGAACGCCCGGCCGCATTCGAGGCCGGAAGCGTTGCAGCGATCGGCGGGAAGCCGAGGTTCGGGGTGTGAGGAACGTAAGCCATTTTCTGTCCTCCTTACGCGGCCGGGTTGCTGTCGATGAGCTTCCACTGGAACAGCGGATTGGTCATCGTCAGTTCGCCCATGAAGCCGATGTACTGGACATTCGCGTCCTGATTGATCGGCATGAGCGTCTTGCCGATTTTGTTGAAGTTGCGTTCCGGGTGGTAACGGACCCACAGGTTGTCCGTGTCCAGGCCGTACGTGGTGTTCGAAGGCATGTTCGAACCGATGCCGCCTTCCTGAACGATTTCAGCAGAGCGACCGGCGCCGAAATATTTCAGCGACGTGAAGCCGAGCTTGCCCAGGCTGGAGGTATCGTTGACGCGCTGGATTGCCACGGTGGCCGCGTCATAGGCCGCGTAATGCTCCGGCGACATCAGCAGAAGATCGGCGGCCTTGGTGCCGCGCGACCGCTGCGTCATGATCGAGTTGAGCATCGGGCGGATGGTGGTCGCGGTGACCTGCGTTCCGATGGCCGGAAAAGCAGAATTCGCATCGAACACCGAAGTGCGCCAGATCGGGTTGAGACCGCGATCGATGCCGGCATAGGTGCCGGAGTTGACCACGGTCGGAACGGCCAGCTGCATGCCGCCCAGTTCCTTGCCGCCGAAGCGGGTGCCGTTGCCGTGCAGCGAGATGTCGAACTCGTCTTCAAGCTCGCCTTCCGCAGCCGCGATGTGCGACTCCAGAATATCCATAAGCTGGTTTTCGCCCTCGTTGTTGAGGATGTCCTCGTTGGCGAGAGTGACGGCGACTGCCACCATTTTCGGGGTGTATTCGGCATCGTTGAACAGTTCGGCCGGGACCGGGTTCAGGAAGTCGAAGCCGTTGTACCAGACCGCCGATCCGGTCTTGGCATAAAGGAGCCGTTCGCGGATTTTCGGGCCGGAATACTCCTTGAACTTGCCCTTGCGCTTGAGCACGTTGAGCAAGGCGTTGGAATTGGAGACCAAGTCCTGATAGCCCGAGGACCGATCCTCAAGCGCCAGGGACAAAATCTCCTGGTTTTTTTCAACTGAAGTAAGAGCCATGTGGCCCTCCTATGTTCGGATCATCCGGCTTGAGCTACAGCCCGCCGAAGCGAATCCTTGATTGAGGTTGAAGCTCGCTTCGTCGCTGGGTCTGAGCCAGCCGAGGGCGCGCCTGATACGGATTTCTGGCCCTTCAGGGTCTGAGCCTGGGGGTCGGGAGCGGTGCGCGTCTGAGGCGCTGCTGAAACTGTCGTGGCGGTCGCCGCCGTCGGGTCGGGGTTGAGCCGTTCCGCAAGGGCGTAAGCTTCGGCCAGATCGGTGGTCTTGCCCGATTTGAGGAAGAACGCGATGTCTTCGGCCAGATCGTCGAACCGGGGATGATTGGCTTTGAATTTGTCGACCTGGGCCTCAATGGTCGCGACGTGCTGGTTTTGAATGGTGGTGGTGACACCGCCGATGCTCTGCTGAAGCTGCGCGACCTGCTGGCGAAGCTCGCGGATCGTGGCGTCGTTCTGTCCTTGGACCTCATCGGGCTTTTGCCCAGTGACATGGGCGGCCAATTGGCGAAGCGAGATCCCGGCATAGTCGCAAACTTGCTGAATGCCTTTGATCGGATCGGAAATCAGCGTCCGCTCCAGATTGGTGTAGCGGGTCATTGCATCGCGCAGTGAAGTGTTGTTGCGCTTTGCCAGCTCGTCGAAGTCGCGGACCTTTTCGAATTCCTCGGCCGACACGCGATGCTTTTCGATGCCCGCTTCCAATTCGCGGAACGACCGGTGAACCGCAGCCTTGACCGGCTCGGGTGCCTTCTCCCATTCCGCCATCGCTGCGGCATCGCTCTTGAAGCGTGCCGGCGCCTCGTGGTTGCTCTGCGCAGCGGGCTTGCCAGGCTCCGTCTTTACGGTCTCTGCCGGCTTGGCGGGCTGCTGTGTCGCGTCCTTGGCCGGCTTGGGATCGGGAAGCGTCTTGTCGGCTGCTGCCTTGTCAGCGGGCTTCTCTCCCGGCTTGGGTTGGCTCTGGACCGGCGCGGTTTTCTTGTCGGGATCGGCCTCGCCGGCCTTCTCCTTTTCAGCGACCTTGTCGGCCGCTGCCTTCAGTGCTTCACGAGCGGTCGGAGGCTTCTTCGCCTCCGGCTCGGGCTTTGCCCCGACCGTCTTGGGATCGGTGCTGATTGGGTTCGGCGGCGTCGACGACACGTCATCGGCGGCAACAGCAGAGGTATCGGCGGGCGCCGAGGCGCCTCCGTTCAGGTCTTCCATTTGGATTGCTCCGTCTGAGGGATTGCTGGGCTGGTGGTCCGGGCGGCTGCGCCTGGTCGGTTTGCACGGTAACAACCGTACATTGAACTTTTTGCGTTGGTCGGAATTTACACGCGTATGGCCCGCTTCTTTTTCGATCTGACCGACAATGGCGAACTCTACCCCGACCCTGAGGGCACCGATCTTACCGACTTGGAAGCGGCCGAAGATGAGGCAGCAAGGGCACTACTCGAAATAGCAAAAGACCAGATGCCCGACGGCACTTTTCGCGAAGTCGCCTTGCATGTTCGCGATGCCGCCAGCAGTCCCCTCTTCGTGGTAAAAGTCACGTTCGAACTGATACGCAACGGACCTACCAGCAATGAAGCCACGGGAACTTGACACATTTTATGCTGAAAGTGCGCGCCGCTACCAAATCCGAGCGGCGGCACACGTGGAAGACTTGCATTCAAATATCGTACAGACGCGCCGGGCAATTGCAGCGTCTCGGAAACTGCTCGAGCGGGTAGCCGACAAGTCAGGTGTCACCTCAGCCGTTCGCCGCGGTTAAACCGGGCCGCTGCTTTCTCCACGGTGTCCCGTACCGCCATGCGATCGATCTTCGGACGCTTGCGCGGGCGAAGCCTTGCCGGATCGTTCCCGACTTCCTCCAGCCCAGCCGCGCGATAGGTGGCGCGCAAAGCCGATTTCGAGGTGTAGAATTTACCGTCGTGCATCGACTGGACTGCGGACATGGTGTCCGAATTGATCATAGGTGCCGGCAGTGCCGAGCGCTTAGGCTTGGTTGCCTCGACCTTGCGGAAGACTTTCCGGCCACCGCCCACATCAAACCACGCAAAAGTCATTTAAGCGTTTCCTTGTGCATGCAGGGTTTCGTGTGCCATGGTCAGGGCCAACGCGGGGGCGTGGGGAATGGCAGCTAACTGGTTTTTGATAGGGCTCGCGGCGTTCGCGATCCTGATACCGCTCTATTTTATCCTGAAGTAGAAACCGGCTCGCGTTTTATCTCATGCCGCCAACAGCAGGATTGCCAACATCTCGTCTTCGTCGTCGGCCGCGATGACTGGCCGGGGCATCGAATTCGCGACCAAAGCGGCGACGAGCGCGGCATAGTCTTTTGGTGCCAGCACCGGCTCATCAAAAGGCGCTTCCGGCTCTTGCTCCGGCGTATCCGGCTCGACCTCGCCGTTTGCCTTCCGCCTGGCCTTTGCGAGTGTTTCGCGGAGCCGTTCCGCCTTCTGACGATGTTCTTCCCAAGCTTCGGAACTCGGCTTTCCGTCGTGTCCGTCGTCGATGATGACGACTGGGACGTAGACCTGAAAGGCATTTGCCTGGAACGCATTCCCCTGAAAGGCTGTGGCAAAGGCCATCACGCCAATCCTATAGGCCGGACGCTGCCACGAAAAACGCGTCGATCTGCCCGTCGTCGAAACCGAGCGCGGTGAAGCCGGCCAGCATCATAGGCTCCGTCCGGACGAACGAGCCGCTATTCTAAGCGAGCGCGCGAAGTTGCGGTCCATGCCGGTTTCCTTCTATGGTCGGGGAATGAGGTTCAAAGTCGAACAAATGCGCGACGGCATCACCCTGAAGCGCACCGAGGCTCAGGGCAGCGATCTGGAAGACGCTAAGGTATGGGGACCGGTGACTGCCCCGAATGATCCCGAGCCTATCGACGGCGAGTGGATACGGGTGACACACCTTGCCAGCGGCAGGACGAGCTGGTTTAGGCCTGGCTAGGCAGCCTGCTCTTGTGCCTTCATCCGCCAACTACCGCGAACGCTATCTCTGATCGGGTCGATGTAAGCGCGTTGGAGCATTACAAGCACCTGGGACAGCACCAACATCAAGACCAACGACACTGAGAACAAGAGTACCCCACGCGGCATGGAATCGAGGATCAGGCGATGAGCTACTACCGCGACAAGGTAGTGCGTTAGGAAAACCGGGTAAGCCAATTCACCCAGCGTTTTGTCGAAGCTCCCGGCCTTGAGATCACTCAATGCGACGATGAAAGCGGCCATGGTCAGTATCCCGAGATAGGAGACAACTTCAGGCGCCAGGCGATCAATCGCGCCGAGATGGAACGCCAAGGCAAGCGTGCCGACCCACGCCGCCGCCACGAGCCAGCGCCAGTGCCTCCCGGCTTTCATCATGCCATGTATGATCTCAGCGCCGTGGAAGTAGATCAACGCGCCGACAGAAAACGGCAGCATCGCCGCGTACCATGGGAAATAGCGGACGTTGTGGTCACTGGTGATCAGGAACGCCACCACATGGACAGCCACCGAGACGGCAAACGCGGTCCAGGCGAAGCGCGGATTTCTTGCGGTGAATGCCCAAAGGATGGCGTAATTGACCACCTCGACGGCAATCGACCAGCTAACAGGTACCAGCCGGAATGGCGGCATGATGACGGTCGGCATCATCAGAAAGCTCTGTAGCCACGGCCAGGCGCCATTTGGCATTCCAAACCTGTTGTTGAATTCGCCGGGGTCAGGCAACCAAAGCACCGCCGGAACCGACAGGACAGCGACCACGATATACATCGGGTAAAGCCGCAAGAGCCGGTTGAGCGCGAAGGGCGCGGCTCGGAACTGATAGACCTCATTCAGCACGCGCGTCATCAGATAGCCGGACAGCACATAAAAACCGAACACCGCATGCTTTCCTAAAGAGGATCCATGCGGCGGCCCGAGGTGCGTATAGACGACAAGTATTGCGAGGAAGAGCCGAAAGGTTCCGAACATAGACCACGCTATAGCAGCCGTAGAGCGACAAATTCTAGCTAGAAAATAATCCAGTTCGTACCGTCACTGATCAAGTCAGCCTTCGACCCCGCCACCGCCGCGAGAATCGCGGTACCTGCGGCGCCACCGGCGGCAGGCACGACATTGGACGAGGCAGAAACCGTGGTGAATGCGACTGTCGTTTTAATTGTCACTTCGCGACCTACCCACAAAGACGCGGATGGCAGCGTCACGACGCAACTCGATCCCTTGGTGACGATGATCGAGTTTTCGGTGTCGGCCAGTGTGAAATCCGCGTTCTTCGTGACTGGCGCGCCACGACCGAACGACCCCGACAAAGAGGTAAACCCTCGGCAGTCGATTACTGCCCGCGTCGTCACTGTCGAAGCGCCGTCTGGCGTCGTCGCCAATTCGATCCGGCCCGGCATGTCAGCCAATCCAGGCGTACCATCCACTACAAACTGAATGCGGGCCGCTGCCGGGGAATTGGTACCATCATCAGCGAACGCCTGAAGGGCCCCAATGGTGTCCCCGGACGCTACGATGGCACGAGTGCCGGCGGCGGCCCCTCGCGATTTGAACAGGCCGAGTGTCGCGCCTCCAGTCGATGCTGCCCAACGGTAAACGGTTGCTTGAGCATCCGTTGATAGGCCGTGGACCTGTAGTGTTGGTACCTGGTTACTCGTTGCGCCAACCGCGATCGATGTAACGTGTCCGAACAGCCATTGGCCTAGTGCGGTCAGGCGCCCCTTGATGGATGTCGCCGTTGTGCCGGAATTGGTGCGGAAATTGATCGCGGAAGGCGTGCTGTCGAGAGCTTGCGCGCCATCGGCAACGGCCTGGATGCTGGTCCCGTCGATGAATTTCACGCCATCCGAAGCGCCAGAGATCCACGACCCGATGCCGTCGCCATCTGCCAGCAAAGCGTGCGTTCCGACCGCCGCGCCTCGGCTATGGTTGAGGTAGTGCTGAACACCTACTGAGTTAGTCTCCCAACGGGTCTGTGCAATTGTGGTGGTGTCAGTGTTGACGCCGTGGACCTGGAGACGCGGATGCGTCCCGATGATGTTCATTGCGACGGACGCCGTAGCTCCCATAAGGAACCGCGCTGACGTGTCGAAGCGTGCGGCTTCGGTGGCGCCGGCATTGCCGACCAGAAAATTGATAAAATCAGTCGCGCCGACACCCGAGGTCGATTGCAGGCTGAGAGATGACCCTACGCCCGTCCCGCCGATCACTTTAGGCGAGGTGACCTGTGTGGAGAACGTAGCGACGGCATCTGTCGTCGTCATCGCGGTCACGGTGACGCCATTGATCCGATAGAGCAACCCGGCAGTAGTCGTCCACATGTCACCATTGGTCGGCGATGACGGCGCTACGCCGTGGGGCATGCGGATCGAGGCTGCCGTGGTCGAGCTGGTTTTGAAGTTCTGGATGATCGTCCATTGAGAAGCGTTATCGAGAGACACCATCGCTTTGGTGACGCCATTGACCCGAGCGTATATGCCGAATGCCGACGTGGACCATATGTCCCCATCGACCGGCGTTGTCGGCGCAACGCCATGCGGGATGTTCAATCCGGCTCCGGCGACTGCTGCCGTGGCGAGCGTGTTCAGCTTGCCCGTCATTGTGCCGCCAGCGAGAGGCAGGCAGACCAGGGATGCCGCCGTCGAGAAATTCGAAATCGTGGCGGCAAGCTGTGTGCCGGTGTGGTTCGCTCGGGCGAGCAGGAAGGCATCCGTGCTGTTCGACGTTGCGCCGTCGGCGACGTTGAGCAGCGTGCGAGCCTGTGCGGGCGTCAATTCTTCGGTGTCGCCCGTCAAAGCGCTCACGCGGCCTAGGATGGTCGCTGTGGCCTGGGTCAGGGCGTGTTCATCGTTCCAGTTCGAAGGCTGGACAATGTTCGGGTCACCCGCGTCGGGGATAGCCGACTGAAATTTATGCTTCACCGAAAGGGTCATTGCATCGGCACCGTTTCAACGCCGGCAGGCTTGCCATCCGGACCGCGCACAATGCGCTTGGGAGCCGTCATCGCTGCGGTAATCGTCTGCATGAACTGCGCCATGGAGTTCATCAGCATGGCGTTCTGCTGCTGGATCTGGGCCACCACGTCGACATCGGCCGACGGTGGTGTTGGCGGCTCGATATCGGGCAAGCCGACCTTGATGCGCTCCAGCGACCGTTGATCGCGGCGCGCTGCCGCCTCTGCGGCGTACTTCGCGGCTTCCGAACGTTGCTTCGCCCTTGCGTCGACCTGCTTGGCCTCGATGTCGGCCGCCTTTTCCTTCATGGTCATGTCGTGCAGCTGGGTTTTCATCTGCATTTCAGCCTGACGGTCTGCCGCGTCGGCTTCCATCTTCTGTTGCTGTGCCTTGGCGTCGGCCTCGGCCGCCAGCGCAGCCGGGTCGGGCTGTTGCGGCTTGGGCTGCGCGCCCATCTGCTTCATCTTTTCGGCAAACTCGTCGATCGCCGCGTCCATGCTGCGACCTGGCCGGAAGGGCGCGACAGCGAACTTCAGCAATTCGGCGGCAAAGGGAGCCGTTTCCGGGCGTTCCTGCACCATTGGGGCAAGCTGGGCCAGCGTGCCGCCCAATGCCGTCAGGAACTCGCTGCGGCGCTGTTTCTCGGCATTCTCGTCGGGCTGGATCGTGCTATCGGTCTCGATGTCGAGGCTGAAGGGCCGGATTTTCTGATCGTGCAGGAAATCCATCACCTGTTCGATAGTGACGGTCTTTTTCAGCTCGTCGATCTGCTGGGCAATCTGCGCGATTTGGCCCTGGGCCTGCTGCATGATCTGCTGCGCAGCGTCCGGGTTCTGCTTGGCCATCTGGACGACTTCAGGGTCTTGCTGGGCCTGCGCCAGTTCCTTCTCAGTCGCCTTTGCCTGGGCCTCCAGCGGCTTGACCTGCTTGGCGATATCCGCGTCGGTCGGCAACTCCATCTGGGCCATGTCGACCAGCGTTGCCTGCTGGAAATTCTCGGCCATGATCTCGGCGACGATGCGCGCCGCGTCACGGGCGATGCGCACGAGCTCGTTCTGCCGGTCACGGATGCGAACTGACCCGTATTGCGTCTTGATCTGCTGCGCGCCCAGCGTCTCGTTCGGGTTGCTCTCGCCCCGCATGATGTCCGACAGGCCGCTGATCTGGTAAATGTCTTCGATCAGTTGCTTACGAAGCGCAATCAACTGGGTGATGGTCGAGGCCACCATGTCAATCGGAAGCCAGACAATCGTGTCCTTGGCCGCCCCGTTGCCGAAAGCTGCCCAATTGCTGATCGGCACCATGATCTGGCGCGGATCGCGGGTCTTCACCGCGGCCTCGATCGCATCGCCGATTTCACCAGCACCCGCCGGATAGAAGCCGCGAACCTGAAGCGCTTCGGTCAAGGCCGAAATGCGGTTGGTGATGTCGTTGATTTCCTCGATCTGGTCTTTGTAGAAGACGTAATCGGGGACCGGGATCAGGCTTTCGGGCTGCAACGTGCCATAGGCCGGCTGAGGGCACGGGAAGAAGTCTTCAAGGTTCAGGTGCGGCTTGCCTTCGTCCAGCACCACGTCGACACCGGGGGAAATCCAAACCACCTTGTTTTCGGACTTCGACCACAGTTCCCAAACGCGAGCCTTCAGCTTGCCGTCGCTGTTGTTCTTGTCGTCTTTGCGCTTGGCGAAATCGGCATCCTGATACGCCTTGCCCGATGTCGCTGCGAAACGCTTGCGCATCTCTTTGCGCGTCATCCAGGCGCCGCCGGCCACCCAGTCGACTTCCTTCCAGTTCCGGGCCGGGTCGTGCGCGAAGTCGCGACGGTTCTTGAACTCGATGCAGACCGATTCCGTGTACCCGTTTTCCTTGCTCTTGGTCTCGTACCGGATCCACATGCAACCGCGTGCCAGCGTGGCCAGGTCGTCGCGGACCAGGCGCATCACGCCGTCAATGTTTTCGCGGTCGAACGTGACACATGTGGTGCGCTCCAGAAGCTCCGAGGCTGCGCGCTGGAGTGGGCGCCTGTCCTGAAACCGTGGCGCTACAGCAGGCACCGGTGGCCGGGAATACATCGACGGCTTCAGAACCTCGATGTTCGCCCAGAAGATTTGAAACTCGCGGTCGCGGGTCGCGTTGGCCAAGCGCTCCAGATCGGCATAGCGCTTCTGAATATTGGTGCACCGGGTCTGATAGTCGGCAAAGCCGGCCTTTTCGAAATCCGTGATGAGCTTCAGCCATCCCTTGGAGGCCTTCGGCTTCAGCGACGGGTCGATCGCGTCGTCGGCAGCGCTGTCGATATCGTCGGTGTCGTCGCTCATATGGCAATCCTTCGGCCGCGACCGCTGTCAGGCGGGGGAGGCAGCTTGACGTGGCCTTGCGGCACTGTCGGATCAGGAATCTTGCTCTTGGCCGCCCATGGCCTCGACATGCACGCATATCGCGTCTCGTCGGCGGCATGGTCTTCCTGGTCGCTGTTCAGGTCTTCCGGGTTAGCCTCGTCATGTTGAAGCGCCGGCAGGGTCCGAATTGTGTGGATGCAGGTTTCGAAGAAGAACAGCATAGGCCGCCCGTCTTCGTCGCCTGTCAGTCGACCGCGAAGTTGATCCCAGCCGCCCATGGCACCACGGCCAGCAGTTCGCTTGTTGTCCGCCCGCCTGAAGGTCGCACCGTTCGTGTTCGTCCCGTTGGCCATGCGCTCGGCGAGTGAAGGACCGCCGTCCTGACTGAAGGCTGCAGGGTCGAGAACGCCGTAACTGATCGTGTCGTCATAGTCGCGTTGACGGACACCAGCGCCGACGGCTTCAGCATGCAGCTTCAGGCCGACATTCGGGAGATAGCGACCCGACTTGTCGATCTTGACGCCGTACCATTCCCGGTATTTGACCAGTGCCCCGCGCGGGATGACGATGCCCGGCGCGCCTGCCACCCCAGAAGGGACGATCGTGTCGTCGGATGCCACCGCATACCAGCCGAAAGAGAACGGCTTGGCGCTGCCCCAGTCGCCCGCCCTGAATCGTGTCCAGTGGTCGGGAATGTGGAAGGGCTTCACCACATGCCGGCGGCGTTCGAAGTTTTCGAAATAGGCGCCCTCGACCACGTCCCAATCGCCATAGCGCATTGCGCGCACCAGGCTTTCCGAGCCCAGACCCATGAGGCGGCTTTCATAGCCTGGGTCGTTGTCGTTCATGCTCGGGTTGTCTTCGAGCTGGGCCGGGATGAACTGCCGTTGCATGCCGCCTTCGCTGACATCGGCCTTGTAGACCGCCAGCGGCAGCGCTCCATCAATGAACGTGGCCTTGACGAACTGGTGACCGATGCCACCCGGATTGGCACCACAGAGGATGCGCGGGAACCGGCCGGCATACTGTGGCGGAACCTTGATTCCGACCATGCGGACACGGTTGCGGAGGAACCGGTAAATCACTTCGGTGAAATGGGTGAGCTCGTCGATCAGCAGCACGTGAATTTCGGCGCCCTGATATTTGAACCGGTCCTTCTCGTCTTTGCAGTGACAGAGGTAGATCCTCGATCCGTTCCAGAATCGAATTTCATCTTCGACGATGGTGACGAAGCCGCATTCCACCCAGCCGGCGAGCAGCGCGCGAAAACCTTGCGGGCCTTCCATATGGTTCTTAATCAGGTCGTCCCGAATCCGTCGGAAGAGATAGACCTGAAGGCCGGGGATTTCAGAGCACCACGTGATGGCGGCCGCTCGCATCAGGTGCGATTTGCCGCCTCCCGCCGCGCCACCATAAAGCGCCTCGGTCGCGTCGGTCTCGAATGCCAGCGCCTGCTTGTCGTGCAGGTCGAGATTGATTTCAGCTGCGCTTGCGGAGGCGGACATTGATCACAGGAACGAGTGGCGCGCCATCCTTGCCGGTATGTTCGATGCGTTCCTTGAACATGCCTAGATGCTTGCCCAGGTCGACCAGTGCCGATTTCTTGTCGTGCATCTTGATCTTGATGCCGGTCTGGGTAAGCGAGACCTCGGACACCGCTGCGGCTGTGTCGTCGTCGATCTTCTCACTCGGGACCAGTTCAACCGGGTAGATGCTGAGACCGTTCGGGCTGGCGTTTTCCGATTCCGTGTCGATCGGGCTCTTACCCCAGCGAACAGCCTTGCGAATGTCAGCAAAGGCGATTTTGGCCAGTTCGGCGACGATGCGCTCCTGGGTGACGCCGAGCTTATGAGCGATGGCCGCCTGCCTGGCTGCAATGGCAGCAGCAACACCAACATTCCCTAACAGGCGCGGACCCTGCACATCTGCAGTCAATTCGCTGTAGCCAGCCCGGATTGCGGCCTGTGTGGCGTTCAGGTCGATCATGAATTCGTCGACGAAGCGTGCTTGCTTCGGGGTTAACTCGTTTGCGGGCATTGGGCACCTGTGCGGTCTGAGCGCATGCGGGAGTTTGGTACGTTTCGGACATTGATCAGCGCTGCCGAGCGTGATTGTTTTCTCTTTCGGTCTTTGTGGAGTGCGGCGGTGGACGACCATCCGAAGAACAGTGTCTCGATTGAGCAGCTAGACGGCCAATGGGCGGTGCAGATTGTCGAGGATGGCTTGACCACCCAGCAGCTTTTCGAGAGTGAAGAATTCGCGAGGAATTTCGCTGCCGGTCAGTGGGTGAGGCTCAACCCTCGACCGGTCCCACCAAAGCCAAGGCGGCGGCCCGCGATTTAGTTCGCAACCAGGTGGGTGGATGGCCCGCGAAACCATTCGTAAACCATGCCAACACGGTAAATATTTTATGTCGAACTGATCGGGTTGCAGGAGGTTGTGGGCGGGTCTGCAACAAAGAGGCCCAGCCGATCCATGCACCGCTTACCCATCTTGCCCGCCCTGTTGATCTCCTTCTGGATTGCCTACGGAATTTGCGCCTGGGCGACGTCGGATAAGCCGGTCAGCTTCTTTCAAGCCCAGGCATCCCCGCTGCTGCAAATGCGCGGGACAATCGGCAATTAACGCACCGACCCGTGAGGAGTCTGAGCGCTGCCCGGTCCGGAGCCGGCAATAAAAAACCCGCCTGAGTGGGCGGGTTCCCGGCGCATCTCTACACCTTGCCCAAATCACTACCATACGTGACGGCACGTTTCAACCATGACGAGATGCCGCCTGCGATCCGTAGTGCACAACCAGACGTTCAAGACCCATGCGCAAAAGCTGGGCCGGGATGTCCCGCACGACGTTTTCGGCGGTGGCGACATCCTTGATTGTCATCCCAAGGCCGCAGACCGCATCAAGCACGCGAATGATTTCCGGGTAGCCGATCGATTTCTTGGCATGGGCCATTGCCGCGTGGTTGTCGATCAGCCTGGCCGGAACAGAAGCTGAGGCGCTGCCACTGCTGACGCGCTCGCCCATGCCCATGGCTTTCAAACCCTCGCGCGCTGCCAGTTCGAAATCGGCACGATAGCGGGCGCCGGCCTCGCGCTGCTTGTGCGTCAAACTCAGGATGCCTTTTAGCGGATCCACATTGCGAACGCGCACGATACCGCCTTTGCTCAGGTCGTACTCGCGAGCGGATTCGGCGGTTCCTTTGATGAGGCGCTGGCGGCCATGCTGGTCGAGCTGCAAGGCCTCCTCATGGCCGGCGGCGCGGCGGGCGCGTACCTGTTCTTTTTCAGGCGCCGGCACCTTCGGCTTTTCCGACTTTTGAACCTTCTTCTGTTTCGCCACTATTGCCGACCTCCAGAAATGATGAGCGCCGCAGCGCCGATGATACAGGTGAAGACGCCACCGAAGACCAGTGTGCCGAGGATAAGTTGCGCGGCCTGGATCACGAGGCGCTCCGCTTGGCAGACCTTTTCAGCCATTCCATGCTCGTCTCTCATGCTGCCAACTCCAGCTCCCGCCAGCCTTGGCCGTCGCTTTGTTGCAATAGACCCTTGGGAACGAGACACCCCGGCTGTCCGGGAGATGGGCCCCAATCCTTCGTCGACCACCGCCCTTCCTTTCGAGCATAGCCGAGCCGTCGTAACCATTGGTCGGGCGCCAGCGCCGCGTTATCGGTTGCCGTTGCCGTGAACCCTTCGAACCGCCGTTTGCTTATGAAGCGGCAGGCATGAATGGTTTCGAGATCGGGTTTGGTTTTCAGGAACGCGACGTAAGGCGCTATGCCGGACACACAGGCGGCGCGCTCTTCGTCATCGAGCTTGTGCCATTCAACGAAGGCCTCTGACTTCGACATGTTCGGCGTCTTGGGATACGCCTTCCAGAAGACTTCGAAGGCGTTGGTGTAGGAAACCTTTCTCTTCGGTTTGACGACAAGGTCCGGAATTTTTCCGGACAAATCTTTCCTTTCTGTATCTGTCTCTGTCTCTGGTCTAGCATCCGCTTGCGGCGCGCTAGCAGTCGCTAGCACTTTTGATAAAAAACCACATGAAATCAGAGGCTGTAGGTTAGGGGTCGTGTCGAGATAGGCTAGCCGCTTCAAGTAGGCTGGATTGTTCGGGACCATCCCGCCATTCCGGGACGCCACAAGCATGCAAACAATTGCTAGCAGCTTGCTAGCATCGTCTAGCGTCACCCAATCCTCGCTAGCGAGCAGCGCAAAATGGAGTTTGATCCAGGGTGGATTGCGGTCTTTGTAGTGCTGGAACTGCTCCCAGTTGCGCACCTTCAGGAACGTTTGCTTCGCTGCCATCATAACCTCGCGGCGTTTCGGACGGCCGAGCATGCGATGTCCACGAACAGATCGACCGTTCTGACCGGGCCGTTGCGCTGCTTGCCTATGATGAATTCCAGCTTGTTCTGGACATCGACAAGGCGCTGCACGCGGTCCATCTCTGCTTCCGCGTCCTTGCCCTTCTCCTTTTCGAGATAGTAGGCCTCTCGAAAGAGGAAGATTATCGTGTCCGCGTCTTGCTCGATGGCGCCGCTGTCGCGCAAATCTGACATAATCGGCCGGCGCTCGTTCATTGCGCGGCTTTCGATGTTGCGGCTCAGTTGCGACAGTGCCACCACCCCAACATTATATTCCCGCGCCAGCTCGCGAAGGCCCCCGGAAATCTCCGTGATTTCGTTGTTCCGGTTGCCTTGGTATCGGGCAGAAGGGCGGATGAGCTGAAGGTAGTCGACGAATAGCACCCCCAGTGGAGATCCGACCGCTTCGGCGTCTTCCATCATCCGTTCGGTTTTCACCCGGATATCGGACATTGATAGGCCAGGCTGTTCTTCGATCCACAACGGCAAGCTTTCAAGGTCGTGGTTCGCGCTCTTCAGGGCGTCGACCTCGCTCCGCTCAACTCGACCCGTAATCAAATTGCTGTAGGCGATCTGCACGCCCCAGTCGTAGGCGATGTCCGTGAGCGCTCGCATGGCAAGGCGCTTGGCGCCCATCTCCAACGAGATAAACCCTGTTCCGGCCCCGCTTTTTGCCGTCCGGATTGCAACGGACAGGCCAACTGCGGTTTTGCCCATGGAGGGACGCGCGCCAATGACGGTCATTTCCCCGCGCTGAATGCCACCAGTCGATCGATTAACATCGGTCAGGCCCCAAGTGATTCCTGTCAGGCCATTGCCGCGAAGCATGGCTTCATCGATTTCGGCAAATGCACCTGTGGCGGCTTCGGCCAACGTCACGCGAGACTTCCGGCGCGGGCCGGCGCGAAGCTCTGCGGCGATGGCATCGAGTTCGGCGGCTATCCCCTGGATAGTTGCCTTGGTGTCAGACGTTGCGTCGTGCGCAGTATCACGTAGGAGCTTGCCAACCTCGGCCGCCTTCAATCGAGCCCACTGGTTGACGACCGCCTTGCCGCCGCGCTCCAGCCCAGCCGGGCCGTTGACGACCGACGCGGCCAGTTCCGCCATGTAGGCGGCGGGATACTGCTCAGTCTTTTGGACGAACAGGATCTTGGCATCTTCCGGCATCAGCCGAAGAACAATCGGCATCGTCGTCGAGCCGTACTGTTCATGCGCGGCCCTGATCGCCCGATAGATCAGCCGATGCACGTCAGGGATGAAATGTTCTTCCCGCAGGAAGCCCATCACCTTCCGAAAGTCGCCGCCGAAAAGCAGCGTGCCAAGCACGTCTTGCTCTATTTCCGGGACATAGGCGCCGTCTGGGATCGTCTTCGCCGCTGCGGTCAAGGACGGTGCCCCGTCTCTTTGGTGGGGCGATAGGTGTTCGCGACGTAGGTGTAGAAGAATGCCCCGAAAGCTTTGCCGGCGGCGTGAGCGTCGGCCATGTCGCCGGTCTCTTGCGCCTTGTTGCGAAGGTCGCGCCACTCGATAAACGCGCGTTCCTGTTCCTCGTTCATGGCGTCGTCGATGTCGCTCATGCCGCTTGTCTCTCAAGCAGGCGCCTCAATTCGGCGTATGCCTCAGGCAGGCTTGGCCCCGACGCTGTGACACCAGTTTCCATATCGCGAATGATCACTGTGCCATCAGCGGTGGTGATGTGGGTGTAAGCCGCCGCCATGAAGTCGCGGACCTTCTTCGCGGTCTCGGGCCAGCAGCGGCGCCCTTCCCGCAGCCGCGTAACGAACTTCGGGTCGTTTAGTGCGATTATGCCAATCTTGGAGTCCGCCATCTTCAGCTTGTCCTGGAAGGTGGCGATCTCGCCGAGGAGTTCCGTCCTGGTGTCCATAGGGTGCCTCAAGGGGTTATTGCCTATTAACCAATAGGCTAAAACCCTAGTGACGGTCAAGTCTCAATAGGCTAAAACCTCCTGAGCGTTTAGCGTAAGGGGAAAAAACACGGTGAATAACGAATGGGACGCTCGTTTCCGCGAGCGGATGGAGGCCCAGGGCCACACGATGAAATCGTTATCGCTGGCGGCGGGGCTTAATGAATCGTTTGTCCGCGACATGCTTCAGCGGGGGCGCCGCCCGAGCTTGGACAAATTCTCTCGCCTAGTGGCGATCCTTGGCACGACTGTCGCTGAGATCATGGGCGAGGACATTCCAGCAGACAGCCCGCGCATGGTTCCGCTTATGGGCTTTGTGGGCGCTGGTGCTGAGGTGGAGCCGGATTTCGAACAGGTGCCCGAAGATGGTCTGGAGCAGATCCCCGTGCCTTTCGCATTGCCCGCTGACATGATCGCATTCCAGGTGCGCGGTAGTTCGATGCTCCCTCAGTTCCGTGACGGCGCTGTCTTGATCGTCTACCGGGAGCAGCGCCGATCAATCGAAAGCTTTTATGGCGAGGAAGCCGCCGTTCGAACGAGCGACGGCAGGCGGTTCATCAAAACCATCCTCCGGGCCAATCAGAAGGACCGCGTCAACCTCATGTCGTGGAACGCCCTGCCAATCGAAAACGTCCACCTTGCCTGGGTCGGAGAGATATTCACGGTGTTCCCGCCCAAGTCTCTACACCGGGTCGCAAAGCAAGGCGGCATCCAAGGCAATCTTGGGCTGAAAAGCGCATAAGGGGAAATAACCTATTGACCAGAGGGGAAATTACCCCTTAGTGTAGGCTTCATCAACTCGATGGAGCCACCATGCACACCGCCGCCGCTTCGGTCTTCGCCGATCTCGCCCGCCCGCTGGGCCTCAATGTCGAGGCTCAAGGTCGTCTCGCCACCGCGTGGCGCTACTCGCTGCGCGAAGTGGCCGACCATCTTCTTTTTATCAAGCAGCACCTCGCCACCATCGCCCAGCGCGACGAGCTGTTGACCACCACCATCCGCCGCCACAGCCCGAAGTTTGTCGGCTATGCCCGTCAGCAGCTCGCCTATCGCCTGCCGCTGTACCTGGCCGCTGTGCGCCGCGTCTCCGAATACGAAACCAAGATGGACCTTCACGGCGTGGCTTACGCCCGGTCCAGCAATGCGTGGGAGACCTGATCCCGACACCGGAAATCGGATTTCTCCGACGAGAAGTCGGACACCGCCGACAAAATCCCTGCTGAAACGCAACGCGAGTTCTTCGCGCTGATCATGCGCCAACAAATTGGAGAACGAAAATGGCCTGCACCGCCCATGTCCGCATCATCGCACAGGAGCAGCATCCAGACGCGGAACTGCTTGCCCTTCGCGCCGAGTTTCTTGAGGCTTGGGCCGCAGAGCGCGCCGCCTTTGTTGCGGCCGATCTGGCGAGCATCGGCAACAGCACCCCTGAAATCGACAGTGCCCACGATCGTTGCGCCATGCTGGCGCGGCAGATGCTTGGGCACCGGCCGGTGACGCTAGAGGGTGTCAAGGCCACGGCGATGATTTGGGGCTGGCTGCACTACCAGTCGTCGAGGCCAGGAGACTACGAAGGCGGCGAGCATGGGAACAACACAGACGAGCGGGCTTCGCACGCCGTCATGACGTTCCTGCTGCGGGATGTCGCGGCGTGAGCGCACCCTCAATCTCTGTCGCGATCCGCCCACGGCTCGTATTCCTCGTCAGGGTCGCCCCAATTTTCGGAGTAGCGATCCCGAAGGCGGCTGACGATGAGCTTTATGGCTTCGTCCGGCTCAGCAAACCGCACATCCGCCAAGCGCAATATCTTGAAGGCGAGGTCGATGCGACCCTCTTTGAAGCGATCAAGGGCGGAGCGCACCGAGTCGCGACCAAACATATCCAGGAGCCCACGGTCCAATTCGCGCTGAAGATCCGAGGTCTCAACGCCGGTGGCGCTGACCCTTCGCCATCTGTGAAGCCGATCCATAAACCCATCAAGACCTACGGCGCTTGGTGGAAGAGTTTTCGGGGAGTACTGATCGAACTCAATTCCCGAACTCAGTCGCTCAGACAGTTTGTCGAGGGCTTCGATCAGCGTGGCCCTGTAAGGGAAGCTATTGGCTGTCTGTGCGCTTGCAATCGCAGAATGCACCTTGTCGAGCACCTCAATGATATCGGGCTCCGGTGGGAACAGTTGCTCCAGCGCCTGCACAATCTCGGCGTTCATCGACCGCTTGTTGGCTTCAGCCGATTTCGAAATGCGGTCGCGCATACCTGTCGGCAGGCGAAGAACAAACTTGTCTTGGTCCTTGGCGAGCGGCTCTTTGGTCATGTCAAATCCATAGTGGCACCATGCCATAAAATAAATGGTGGCATAATGCCATCAGCGAATTGACATCCGTAATGGCATTGTGCCATCTTGGTTAACGGAAAGGAGAACAGCTTGTCCGACAGAACCGCCCTCCAGCTTCGCCTGCCTCAAGATGTGAAGGCATTCATCGAAGCCCAAGCCACCCGAAACGCATCTTCGCAGAATTCAGAAATCGTGCGCTGCATCCGCGAGCGCATGGATCAAACGAAAACGGCGACCAGCGAGCTTGCAGGCTCGAACTGATCGCCGTTCCGAAATGAAACCGCCTTGCAGGGCGGCTCCCCACATCATCAACGCCTAGGAGCAGAAGATGACTAAGACAGCAAATAGCACGGTAAACGTGAAAATTCCAGCCCAGCCGGCCCGCAAGGTCCCGCATGAGGCTGACACCTTGTCATTCATGCATCGCAAGCCCCGCGATGTCGGCGGCATCAACTACTGGAACGTCGAGGCCACCGGCCATTTCGGCAAGGACTGCGACAAGGGCCACGAACTGGCGCGCGAATATCTCGACTTTATCGGCCGGTACCCGACCAACGGCAACGCCACGCTGCTGGGCTGCATCGTCAACGACATGTGCCGTCTCCGCCAGGAGGAACGGAAGCCATCCGGCAACCATCTGACGGGCGTCGAAATCGGCTTCCTGGGCGAGGTCAATCGCTACACCATGGCCACGATGGTCGCTGTGGTCAAAATGCTGGGCAAGTCGGAAGGCGGTGACGCATGACCGCGCCGTCCTACAATCTCGACGATCTCCAGATTGATATCTGGGATCTGCACAGGCTCATCGCCGCTACCTACAGCATAGTCCATGAAATGCCCTACGAGCGCGACGGCAAGCGCGATGACGAGCTTGATCGTGTCGCCTCCTTGCTGCGCATAGCCCAGGATTTTTCAGAGAGAGTAAGCGCCAACACCGATCAGCACTATGACGAGATCAGGTCCGGGCGGACAGGCGGTGCGATATGAGCCCCGCCTTGAACCACACCGATCTGGAAGGCGAAGTGCGGGACGCCGTGTTGGCGGCCCGTCTGGTCCTGAATTGGCTCAACAGCCATTTCGAAACGCAAGCCGAAAACAGCAACTACCGCGTTCATGAGAGTGACGCCGAAATGCTGGTTTTCGCCGGCAGGATCGCCCTGGAAAAAAGCGAGGCCGTTCTGACCAAATGGGAGGCTGTCCACGCGGGGAGGGTCGGTGGATGACGCGGGCCGATCAGTTCGAGGATTCGCCTCTGACCCTAAAGGAGGCTTGCCAGCTTTTTTTCAGGGACCGCATCACTCCGGCCACGTTGCGAGCCGAGGCCCGCCGTGGCAGGCTTAATATCATGCGTATAGGCAGGGCGGATTTTGTGTTGCCCTCGTCGGTGAGAGGAATGATGACCAAATGCCAAGACCCGCCAAAGGAGCCCGGCTCTATCTCGACCCGAAACGACGCGAATGGGTCATCCGCGATGTCGGCGAGGTCTTCGAACGCACAGGCTGCGGCGAACCAGATCGCGCAGGAGCTGAAAAAAGGCTCGGGGAGTACATCGCGGAAAAATTCAAACCAGTCACCCGCGAAAGTGATCTCGCTCGCCTCTCGGTCGCCGAAGTCCTGACCGCCTACGGGCGGGAGTACGCGCCGCACAAGAAATCCGCCGAGCGAAGCGGCTACGCCATCGCCGCGCTCGTGCCCTGGTGGGGATCGAAGACACTGGCGGATGTTCGCGGCGAGACATGCCGGGCATACGCAAAGGCACGGGGCAAGACCGTGAAGCCGGGGACGATTCGGCGCGAACTCGCCGCACTGTCGAAGGCCATCAACCATTGGCACAAAGAACATGGCCCGCTGGCATCAGTGCCGGAAGTGACCATGCCTGATGTTCCGCCCGTCCGCGACCGATGGCTGACGAGAACGGAGGCAGCGATGCTGCTTGCTGGCGCACTGGGCTTCTACCGTGAATTCTGGTGCGACGTGGCCAGCCGTCGAGAGCACTACCGGTGGCGCCGGAACCGGTTTGCGATCAACCGCCATTTGGCCCGCTTCTTACTGCTCGGGCTCTACACCGGGTCGCGGCGCGCGGCGATCTGCAACGTCCAGTGGATGGCGAACACCACGGGCGGTTGGATCGACAGCCAGCGCGGCGTCATGCATCGGCGAGGGGAGGGCGTAGCGGAAACGAACAAGCGCCAGCCGCCCGTGCGCCTTGGAAAGCGAATCAGCGCGCATCTGCGCCGATGGAAGCTTATCGACGACAATGCCCGTGACGAAGCTGCCAGGGAGGCCGGCGAGCCCGTTGCGGTCAATCTGCATGTTGTCAGCTACATGGGCCGTGGCGTGGCCTCTGTCCGTACCGCATGGGAAATGGCGATTGATAACGCTTGGCTAGATCCAGCCATCACCGGGCAGTCGGCGATTACGCCGCATGTGCTGCGCCACACGCGCGCAACCTGGATGATGTTCAAGGGCGTAGATATCTGGGAAGCGGCCGGCGCGCTCGGCATGTCGGCGAAGACCCTCGACAAGGTGTATGGCCACCACCACGTCGACTTTCAGAAGAACGCGGCGGAAGTCTGATGACTACACCTGTTGGATGGTTTGTTCGAGTTTGGGTCGGCGAAAAAGAATCGGACGACCCTGCCTACGACACAGCCCTTTACATGGCAGGCTACCCAACGCCGGCCGAAGCTGAGGCTGCAGTAAGACGTGCCCGCCCGAAGAGCGGCGAACGGATGGAAGTCCTGGACGGGGAGATCGTGCCTGGCATCGGCCCCCAACCGGCGCCGGGTGAGGTTCAGAGACTTCGAGGCGCAGTCTGA